ACTGGCTCGAGCTTACTATCGCTGTTATGGCGCTTTTGAAAGTCATCGTGAACCTCACCCCTTCAGAATCTGACAATGCTGTATTTGGTTATTTCGATATCCTTATTACTGCTATTACTGGCGACCGCCGTAAGAAAAGGTAAGATGGCTAAGATTAAAACGTACAATAACGCTACGACCCCGCTATCTGGCGGGGACAAGGTGATTGGTACTGAGGCCACTGACGACAGTACCAAGAACTTTACGGTTCAAGATATCGCCGATTTCACTCTAGACCCGACTAACGGCAATGTCGTCAATTCCGTTACTGGTTCTTCTGACGTATCTGCCACGCCTACTACGGGAGATGTGTCTGTTGGCCTAACCGATACCACGGTTGTTGCTGGCGAATACGATTACGCCACGGTTACGGTTGATTCTAAAGGTCGTGTTACGCAAGCGTCTACTGGTACTCCGGTAACTTCTCTGAACACTCTTGATGGAAGTATCGCCGTTGTTGCAGGCGACGGTACTAGTGTCATTACTAACGCGTCTACCAACACCATTACCATCAACAGTACTGGTAGTGGCGGCAGCGGCAGCGTTACCCAAGTTCTTGGCGGCACAGGGTTGGACACTTCTCCAGACGGAGGAATTATCACTACGGGTACCATCAACCTTGCGGACACCGATGTTACCGCAGCTACCTATACGAACCCGACCATTACCGTCGATGCTCAGGGTCGCATCACAGGTGCGTCTAATGGCCCAAACATCGACCTTCAGTATGTACTTAACAACGGGGGTGTAGCGAATTCAGGCAGCATCACTCTTACGGGAGGTGGTGTTATTGCGCCTACTGGAGTCGTTGGGGTTCTTTCGTCTTCTACTATTACCGTATTAGACCTCATTCTTAGTGAGAGCTTGGTCGACGGGAATGGCTCTACAGGCACTTTAGGTCAAGTGTTAGTATCCGACCCGACGCTTAATGGTGGTGTTGGAGGAGTCGTTTGGTCAAACGTAGACACAAGTGTATCTAAGGTCACTGTTAGTTCCGCTGCATTGAATGCCGCTACACCCGTCACTGTAATTCCTGCCCCCGGTGCGGGTAAGTATATTCAAGTTGTTTCGGCGTCAGCCAAGTATGACTACGGAACATCGACCTATAGTTTTGCAGCTCCTTTGAAGTTGTATAGCAATTCCTCTACCCCTCAATTTGAGCTGGATGAAAACTTTCTCCTTCTTCCAGCGGACCAAACGCGTGCAATGTCGTTGACCACCAGTGGTGCGTTAGACGAAAACACGGCCATTTTTTTCGCTCCGGCAAGTATACCTACGGTTCAAGGGGACGGTATTATCAATCTTAACGTACAGTATCGAATTGTGGATTTCTAATGCGAGACATCCGCAAGGTTTGCATCGGTCCTAACTATAAGGACTCGATGTGTTATGTGGTGGGGCAGGCCGTTCTCGGCAACTCCCACTTTATACATTTAATTAAATACAACGATGAGACGGGGGGTATCCTCATCTACATCGAGCAGGACAACGTCGTGGTGCTTTGGAAAGAGTTTATCGCGATGCCTACTTCACTGGAATACAATATCAACTTTTGAGGGCTGTAGAGCAATTCATTGTAAAGGGAGAGAGATACGCAAATACCAAGGGAGACCTCATCGTAAGTACGAGTGAGGAAGACCATCGCTTCGCAAACCGCGAGGGCGAGGTAGTGGCGTTACCGTTAGGATACGACGGGCCCATATCTGTTGGTGACACGCTGCTTGTCCACCACAACGTATTCAAGTACTACAACGACATAAAGGGCCGCCAGCAAAGCGGTAGGAGTTTTCTCAAAGACGACCTCTTCCTAGTTGATTTCGACCAGTTCTATATATACCGTAGCGGGGGCTCATGGCACGCCCACGACAGGTACTGCTTTGTGGAGCCTATACCCCCTGAAGATTCTATCATCTTCAAGCCGTTGACAGAGGAGCCGTTGGTGGGTATAATGCGATTTCCAAATCGTTATCTTCAGGCCCAAGGAATTGTGTCTGGTGATAAGGTCACCTTCAAACCTGACAGCGAGTATGAGTTCATCGTAGACGGGGAAAAGATGTACCGAATGTTCGACCATCAAATCACATGCAAGATTCAAACAAGCTAAAGGAGCGCATCATCTCTGCGGGGCGGATAGCTGTTGAGCAACTGATTAAGGTAGCTCAGGAGGATATCCTCAAGCCCGGTGAAGACGACGACCTTGCGGCGGACAGGCTAAAGAATGCGGCAGCTACTAAGAAGCTTGCCATCTTCGACGCGCTGGAGATTTTGAATCGTATCGACTCTGAGGAGGAGGCATTGGGATTGGCGGGGACATCCACTAAGACGGAAAGCAAGGTGGGTTTTGCAGAACGACGGTCCAGATAAGCTATTCACGGTACTCTCCTCTTACATTTCTAAGGGGGTGGTGTCTAATAAGAACCGCGCTAAGACGTGGCTCTACGGCTACAACGAGAAATACGATGTGGTCATCATCTCCAAGACGGGACAGATAGGCGATATCATAGATATTAACGGCCTGCGCATCGCCCTCCCCCCGGAGCCTAAGTCCATCGATGACAAGGACAACAAGTGGGTGCGTCAGGAGCTCCCTCGGGCCCTCTCACGCATCCAAAGCATCTTCCAGTGGAATGAGATGCCGAATACATTTAAGGCCAACTGGGTGGACTATATCGAGGGCGAGTTCGACCGCCGCGAGTACGGCCACTGGTTCGTCAACAACGGCAAGTCCACGTATGTTACGGGCGCCCACTATATGTATTTGCAGTGGACGAGCATCGACGTTGGGTACCCTGACTTCCGTGAGGCCAACAGGATATTCTTTATCTTCTGGGAGGCGTGCAAGGCTGACTCTAGGAGCTTCGGTATGACGTACCTCAAGATTCGTCGTTCCGGCTTTTCGTTTATGGGTTCGTCGGAATGTGTCAACACGGGTACGCTGGCTAAAGACTCTAGGGTAGGAATACTTTCAAAGACTGGTTCGGATGCGAAGAAGATGTTTACGGATAAGGTGGTACCCATTGCAAACCGACTTCCGTTTTTCTTCAAACCGATACAGGACGGCATGGATAAGCCGAAAACGGAACTGGCGTTTCGTATCCCTGCTTCGAAGATTACAAAGAAGAATATGTACGATGTGGAGGACGAAGAAATTTTCGGACTGGACACCACCATCGACTGGAAGAATACTGACGACAACTCCTACGACGGAGAGAAGCTAATCCTACTCGTCCACGACGAGAGCGGGAAGTGGGTCAAGCCCAACAACATCCTCAACAACTGGCGCGTCACCAAGACGTGCTTGCGCTTGGGAAGTAAGATTATCGGAAAGTGCCTGATGGGGTCTACATCCAACGCCTTGGCTAAGGGTGGTTCCAACTTCAAGAAGCTGTACGAAGATTCCGACATCGCTACGCGCAACGCCAACGGACAGACCAAGAGCGGCATGTACCGCCTGTTCATCCCTATGGAGTACAATATGGAGGGCTTCATCGATGAGTTCGGGCACCCTGTCTTCCACGCCCCAGAGAAGCCTGTTATGGGTGTCGACGGTATGAAGATTAAGTCTGGCGCCATCGACTACTGGGAGGCTGAGGTCGAGAGTATGAAGAGCGACCCCGATGCGCTCAACGAATTCTACCGCCAGTTCCCACGTACTGAGTCCCATGCTTTCCGTGACGAGAGCAAGCAGAGCCTATTCAACCTCACTAAAATCTACCAGCAGATAGACTATGCTGACAGCCTTGTTAAGGAACACTATCTCACGCGCGGCTCCTTCCATTGGGAGAACGGCATCAAAGACTCTCGGGTCATCTTTAGCCCCGATAAGCGAGGGCGGTTCAACATCTCTTGGACGCCGCCTAAGGGTATGCAAAACAGGGTCATAGATAAACGGGGAACTAAGTATGCTGGCAATGAACACATTGGGTCTTTTGGATGTGACTCCTACGACATTAGTGGCACTGTGGGCGGCGGTGGTTCTAACGGTGCTCTTCACGGAATGACTAAGTTCCATATGGACGATGCGCCAACCAATGAGTTCTTCCTTGAGTATGTCGCCCGTCCGCAGACGGCGGAGATATTCTTTGAGGAGGTGCTGATGGCGTGCGTCTTTTACGGTATGCCTATCTTGATAGAGAACAACAAGCCTAGGTTGCTATACCACTTTAAGAACAGGGGCTATCGGGGGTTCTGTATGAACCGTCCCGACAAGCACTACAACAAGCTCTCTAAGACGGAGCGGGAGCTGGGCGGTATCCCTAACAGTTCTGAGGACGTCAAGCAGGCCCACGCCGCCGCTATCGAGAGCTATATCGAGAAGCACGTTGGCATCGATATGGACGGCACGTTCCGCGACGCAGGCGAGATGGGTGCTATGCCATTCGTACGTACTCTCGAGGGGGGGGCTCGGTTTGATATTAGCAACCGTACTGCTTTTGACGCGAGTATCAGCAGCGGATTGGCGGTTATGGCCAACCAAAAACACCTCTATATGCCTGAGCAGAAGAAGAGTTCAATAAGCATTACCTTGCCGAGATATAACAATCGTGGGTCAAGAAGCGAACTTCGGGAGTAAATGAAGGATGTCAAGATTAATATTTCTACCGCTGGTTTCCCCAGTCAGTTTGTTTCTGACGCGGAGAAAGCCACGGAGGAGTTTGGCCTTATGGTCGGTCAAGCCATCCAATACGAATGGTTTAAGAAAGACGGCAACCAGTGCCGGTTCTACAACCAGTGGCGCGACTTCAACCGCTTGCGCCTCTATGCCCGTGGTGAGCAGAGTATCGCCAAGTACAAGAACGAGCTTGCTGTCGACGGTGAC